CATTATTTTCATAATGTGTTGGATTATAACTCCAATTTCCGCTAATTGCTTGATCAAAAAACTTTTGCATCACAGCGACAATATTAATATAACCTTGATTGTCAGGCATATCCCACAACAAAGTGTAATAATTCTTTAAAGTGGTGTACTGTGGCACAATCTGTTTAAGTGGTCCTTTTTTGCTTTTTTTAACCGAAAGATATCCCCTTGGAGGTTCTATACCATTTGTTGCATTCCCTACAACCGAACTACTTTCAGATGGCATTTGTGCCGACAATGTGCTGTGTCTTAATCCAAATAGTGCAATGTCCGATCTTAGCGTTTTCCAATCATATTCTAAATCTACTCGAACTTCATCGTCTATATCTTTTTTATATGTATCTATAGGCAGGATTCCTTTTGAATATTTTGTTCGAGAATACCCTTCACAACTGCCTTTTTCTTTTGCAAGAGTGTTACTTGACTTTAGGAGATAATATTGGAAAGCTTCTGTTAGTTTATGCACTAAGCTCCATGCTTCACGATCGTTGTAATCAACCTTGTTTTTTGCTAGATAGTGTGCCAACCCAATGTAACCAATGCCTAAACTGCGCCTAGCCTTTGTACTTTTCTCTGCTGCAACTACAGGATACTTTTGATAGTCAATAATTTCTTCTAATGAGCGAACTGCTAAATCGCATAAATCTTCAAGATCGCTGAGATCTTTCAGCAAACCAACATTTATTGCACTTAAAATACATAGCGCAATTTCGCCATCAGCAGCATCAATATGTTGGATTGGTTTTGTTGGTAGGGTAATTTCTTGACAGAGATTTGACATATAAACAGGATCAATAAAACTGCTATGAGTGTTGCTATGATCAACATTCATAATGTAGATTCTGCCTGTTTCGGCACGCTCTTTTATTAGTTCCGAAAATAATTCCATAGCAGGAATCTTGCGTTTTTTTATACTAGTTGCTCTTTCATATTTTTCATATAGTTGCTCAAATTTTTCAGGATCGCCAAAAAAAGCTTCATATAATCCAGGAACATCATGGGGAGAAAATAGTGTGATATCTTCATCATTTAGCAATCGCATATACATAGTTTTATTCAACTGGATTGAGTAATCCAGTTTCCGCACACGATTATCTTCTGTACCTTTGTTATTTTTTAGAACAAGGATATCTTCAATTTCTTGGTGCCATAACGGAAAATGTACTGTTGCACTGCCTCCACGGACACCATTTTGTGTACAACACCTGACTGTAGACTCGAACTTTTTCAAAAAAGGAATAACACCTGTATGGGCTACTTCTCCTCCACGGATTTTACTGTTCACTCCTCTTATACGGCCTGCATTAATGCCGATACCTGCCCTTTGTGCAATGTATTTTCCAATAGCCATATCAGATGAAAATATGCTGTCAAGTGTATCATCGCTGTCAACAAGGACACAACTGGCAAATTGTCGAACTGGTGTCCTAACTCCTGCCATTACAGGCGTAGGTATATTAATTTTAAAAGTTGATATTGCATCGTAATATTTTTTAACATAATGATGTCTTGTTTCTTTTGGATAATCTGCAAATAATGTCGCAGCAATCATCATATACATATATTGCGGAGATTCAAATAGTTGACCAGATGACCGATCTTGACAGAGATATTTGTCAACCACTTGACGCAATCCTGCATATGTAAAATTTTCATCTCTTTTGTGATTTATGTAAGAATCTAGTTTTTCTATGTCTTCAATGGTATATTTTTTTAGTATCTCTGCATCATAAACTTTTTTCTCAATATTTTGTGTAATCATTTCATATAAAGGAAGGGTTTTATATTGTCCAAATATTTCCTTATAGGTTGCATACAATAATAGTCTTGCTGCTGCATATTGATAATTAGGATGATCAAGACTTATCAAATCACTCGCACTTTTGACTAGTATTTCTTGTATTTCTTTAGTTGACATTCCGTCATAAAATTGAATGTTTGCATTCATTTCTATTTGGCTACTACTAACTCCTGCTAATCCTTCGCAAGCAAATTCAACAACCTTATGAATTTTATCAATATTTAATTCTTCTTTTATGTTACTTCTTTTAATGATATGAATTGTGTGTGACATTCTTGTTCCTTATCTTTTATTTATTGAGCTCTGCTTGGGTATATGTTCTTAAAATATAAAGATTTTCAGGTAGTGTTTGTAAAATTTCTTTGTCGTACCCGAGTATATAATTATCTATTTTCAATCGATAACTTATATATCCATTTATACTGTCTTTGATAACCAATAACGAATAATTAGATTTAGCAAATCTATCAGTATTTTTCAAACTGTAATAATATCCAAGTATTAGTAAAAAAGAACAATATCTATTGGCGTCAAGTAACTCCCATGCTGTGGGCCATGCTGATTGATTCCAAGGATCTATTTTGTTACTTTGTAGTATTGCGTCTTGGTAAAAGCAAATTACATCAAGCAATGGGTCATCACTGGTTTCAAGTTGTTTCCGAAATTTAGACCAAGAGACTAGTCTATCTTCAAAAGATGTTAATCCAAACATTAGGCAGCACTAAATTTTTTATTTCTTACTGTAAATTTAATTTGAGACGTATCATTACTAGGCATGAAGCTAATTACGTTAACTGAAACTGTATCATTTACTAAATCAAAATCTAAGTCTTCAAAATAGGCCGTGAAACTCACACTGTCTTCATAGGTAGTATCGCCTACATAGGTATAATCATCAGTGATTGAGATGGTAGGAGTTCCTCTTTTTTCAGTACTAATAATAATTTTTCCTACTCGTTGTGATTCGTATGTTAAACTTAATAGTTGGTAGTCAAGTTCAAAAGTTTGATTAGCAAAACCTGGTAACCTAAATAATTTTATACCACTACTTGTTCCTGTTTGTCCAAATTCTAATATTCTAGTAAAATTATCAGTATAATCAACAATGCCTTCGATTTCTGGAACATATTCAATCGTATTAATGTAGAGAGGATTATAACTTAAATTTGCTGTTCTTGAAAAATAATCTTGATTACTGATATTTCCTTCTCGGTTAAATTTAATTATAGAATAAGCTGGATCACCTTCTGTACCTCCTTCATTACCAACCGAAGTATATTGATTATTATTTGAAATATTATTTGTGCCTTCTTCTATCCAGATAGCGTAGCGAGCGATATTATCAAATTTTGAATTGCTAACAACAGTATTTTGTGGACCAATACTCCTGCCAGTAGCTGGATCACCATCTAAAATCATATCTACACCATATACCATTCCATAACCAAGATCAGAAAAAGTACATCTATCAAAAATAATATTATTAATATCCCAATTACTCATTACCCCAAATGTCCAACCTTGAACACTGCAATCTATAAATTTATTGTTGCTACTTTCTACAACACCACTAAGACTATCAAGTTTAATACCAATCCCTGACGTAAATCCAGTTGGAATAGAATCGCCTACCGTCCACGGACCTAGTATTTTGACATTGTTAAGGATACTTTCTCTACAGTTATCAAAAAATAATCCTATATTATTCTGTGTACTTTCTAAAGAGATATTTTCTATATAGATATTCCTACACTGATTATTGTAAGTTGTACTTGCACTCAAAGCAGGGTTACCTGGTGTACTATCTCCATTGACAGTTTGGAATATAGGATTTGCGGAAGTTTGACTAATTACAGTTTTATCAGGTCCGGCTCCTACTAGATTTACAAAGGGAGGTATATAAATCACATTGTCAATAGTGTAAGTACCAGGTTCTAAATATAATATTACCCTACTTTGTCTGTTAGTTTTATTTGCAGAGTTTAAAAATAATTGATCAATAGCCCTTTGCAACAATACAGTTGCATTTTGGCCACTATCTCCGGTTAATCCAAAAGATCTTACACTAACTCTATCATCGAGTCTATCTTGCAGGGTACGTCTTACTGGACTTACTGAACTCTCTCCAGTTTGGATATAAGAATCCTCAACTCTGTAACTATAAGTTCCAGCAAGTGAGAAAATATCATCAAATTGTGTTAATATTTTTGTATTGCCAACAGCAGGAGCACCTTCACTAACACTACCGTTACCGATATAAAGTTCTCTGGTATCAATTGCCCAACCAAATTCACCACTTGCTAATTGTGGTAATCCAGCACCTTGATTTGCCTGCCCTCTACGCACTTGAATGCGACTGATTTGTACAACTGCCACTCGTTTTCTCCTTAATGATACAACTATTTATCGTAGTATTGATAAACTCTTTCGTACCATTCATGGCGCCACGCAGAGTACTCGTCTGGCCAAATGTCAAATTGTTGATAAGTCAAATCTCTACAACACATAAAAATGTGTCCTTCGTTGATAGAAGTGCCATACAATTCATTATGTGCTTCTGCATATGCAACTAATTGTAAGAAATAATCTTCAACCCATTCAATTTTTTTTGGTTTATTTGATTGTTTGAAATCCATTATAGATGGATTTCCTTTATATGAACCAATTAAATCAGCAGTGCCAGCATAAAGCTTTGGCATGTATAGTGAAACTTCAGATCCCCAAATGGCATCTACTTGATCTAATGCAGATTCTTTTATTACAAAAGCCATTTTTTCAGCTTGTTGTCCGTAAGGATTGGATCCAGCACTTGGCCAAACTCCGTTTTCTATATATTTTTCAAGATACTTGTGCATCCTAGTTCCGATACCAGACGCCTCAGCGGTAATAGCTTTTGCTTGTTCGTGCCCTACTCTGTTCCTCCATTCGTTTAGATGTGTGTTATCTTTTGTTGCGCTTAATATTGTTGTTACACTAGCTACAGCAGTACCGTCAGGAGTTTCGTACAGTCTTTTTCCTTCTATTTGTTTTTTTTGTAAGGTTTTATAATCATAGACAGATTTTACAAGACTCATTAGGCAGCATCATCATCGTCGGTTAAATCAAATGAATAAACATCCTGATACATAAAAGGATCATTCATGTAAAAAGGATTAACATTTGAGTAAGGATCGTCTTCTGCTTCAACATGTTGTACCTCTGGTACATAGTGTTTAATCATTTGTTCAACACCCATTTTTAAAGTCATAGTGCTGCCTGCACACCCACTACATGCTCCGCCTAGCATAAGATTTAAAACACCATCTTCAAAGCTAACAAATGAAATATGGCCTCCATGTTCATCGACTGCGGGTTGGACATATTCATCTAAACATTTTTTTATTTCTTCTACGATTTCTTCTTTTGTTCTTGATTCTTCCATTTTTATTTTTTTATTTGGGATTTGCCATACTTTTAATTTCTAACACATTAAAATTTGGATCTTGTACAAAAAAGGTTTCTTGTTGATAATCAGTGAGCACAAATCTTGTGTACGGAGGATCTAAAAATCCAACAGTGTTTGCAACTCTGTCTCTTACTTGTATATATTCATCAAAAGGTAAGTGAACTCCAAAATGCGGAACAGATACCTGACCCATATCTACATCATGTTTATTCCAATCAGCAGTTGTACGTGGATTAGATTCATGCAACGTTAATTCATTGCCCCAAAAGTCTACATCTTGCCATCTTCCTTCTTCCTTCATATCTAGTCTACAACCAAGAATATCAGTATAAAAAGGTAAAGTGGTTTTTAAATTACCTGCTTCTAGTGCTAAATGAAATCTATTACTCATGATTATATTATCCTTTAGTATATTTTAGTTTACCTTTTTTGTCAAGTTAAACTATCGCCTAAATCCGTTGCATTTTTGGCCATTTTTTCAACTTCATCACCTTGTGCATCTTGTTGTTGCTGAGTTGAGTCTATTGTATTTGCGGTTTTTGGTTCTATGCCATCTTGATTAAAGTTATTAACCATTGTTTTAACCCTTGCATCGGTATCATAAGCGGCTTTGAATGTACCGTAATCAAACTGCTCTCCGCCAATATTCTGCATTAATTTGTTGATATCTAGATTTTTTGCATTAGGTTTTAATTTATCTTTAGTTGGAGTATTAAAGTGGAGGAAAAGTGCGGTGTTATTACTGTCGGCAGCGGAAATTACTGTGCGAAGAACCTGCACTAATTTACTAGTAGCAGGTTCTGCTTCTTCATTTATTTTTTTTTTGAACTGAGTATTGTGCCTAATGATCTTGCTAGGCGTTGATGTTCTAGTATTTTGTGTTGTCTGAGTGTGCGTTCAATTGATTCACGCCTGGTTCTGCCTGTTGGTTCCTCGCCGCCTGCCGCTGGTTCAGATGCTGCAAACTCGTCTTCGGTATCAACTGTTGGCTCCATTTCAGGTTCCATCGCAGGTTCAGCTGTTGGTTCTTCCATAGACGGTTCCTCCGCACCCATTGGCTCTTCAGGCATTCCTTCGCCTGTCAACATGGCTACGCCATTTGTTAAAGATTGCCGAGTGCCTTCTAGTGTTTGATAAAGTGATTCTAATGCTGGTTTCACTTGATCTATAAACCCTTGCGACTGTTCTTGACCTAATTCGTCACGGATTGCATCGCCAAGCTCGAGCATAGATTCGCTCTGCATTTCTGCGGTGTCTTCCATCCAACTTGTAATCCGGTCAACCATATCTTTTGCTGCCATTACTAATTCAGCTTTATCTTCTTCACCTTCTTTGACTATTGATTCTGTTTTATGTTGTGGTAAGCCTTTATGCTTTGTACTTGCAAAATCTTTTAAGTCACCTTTTTTCATTTTTGCCATTTCTTTACTTGCGCCTTTAAGTTCTGATTTAGGAATTTCGCCTTTTTGAGCTGCATGGGCAATACCAGCGGCCTGTTGTTGGGCTGTTGAAACTGCTTTTTCGTCAACTTTTTTGCTTTTGCCTTTGACTTTTGCAATTGCTTCTGGCTTAGACATTCCACTAGCCATCATACGAGCAATTTTTACATCATCGAAATCGTTATCTCCGTCATTGTCTTGATCTTCTTTTTCTTCAAGTGGTAATTCATTAATATCACCTCTTTCCAAAATTGCTTTATTAAGAACATCTAAAAACATTTTATTCTTTTGATATGGTTCGTTTTTATCAACGGCAGTATAACTTTCATTGGTTTCAAATTGACTTAATGCTGTTCTTACTTTATTCCGTGCGTCTTGTAATTGCTCTAAAGAAAAAGATTCTAGGTCAAGTTTAGTATTAAAAAGTCTGGCCATGTTTTCGTTTAATTCATGCGCTGTTTGTTTTTTAGAAATTTCTCTTAGTTTCATGATGGTATCCCAATATTATTAAACTTATTTATCATTAATTAAAAATAATTTCTTGCAATCGTGTTCTTGCGTCTTTAATTGATTTTTCTGATAAATCAAGTCTTGCTAACAAGCTTATACGATGTTTACGGTTTTTTGTTGTATTAATGCTGTGTTTATAAAACTTACAATCATTATTTTGTTTGTCTATCAAATAGTCTAAGTCTTGTATTTCTTTTTCAAGTTTTAGTTTCCGCATTTTATTTTGAACAAACGCAATAGCTCCGCCTCTATTATAAAAAAATCCTATAAGATTATTATTTTCCACATCGTGTACCTCAAAACCAGAATAAATTTTAACAATTGAAAATTTTCCAATCCTGATATTTTTTCCATCAAAAACAGGAAAGTTTTTTAACAAATCAGTATTTGAAAATAAATTTTCTAAGTGTGACACAGTTTTTTTATCTAAGATTTTTTCGATAGTGGTAGTCATTTTCTTTTTGTATTTTTTGTATTAAACTTTTTCTAACAAGATTTTCTAAAATAAAACGTTCTCTTTCAGTAAAAGTAGTCCTAGGTACAATCCTATTGCCTATTTTTTCTAATAATTCATGTTCTTCATTTGAAATAAAAATTTCAAATTGTTCGATAACATCTTTTATTTTCATACAGGAGCATTTCCGGGCTGACTTTGAACTTGTACTTTGCTACCAGTTTTTAAAGTGTTTGATACTTTCCCTTCTTCTTCTTGATTCATTACAAATTGTCCAGGCTTTTTTGGATCGGCTGTAATAGTGCCTTTTTTATTAGGATCTTTAGGTATAATTGTGGTAACTTTTGTTTTTGGATTCATTAAAGTAGTTTGCTTATCGTCATCCTTTTGCACTACAAGTTCTGTTGGTTGTCCTGTAACTTCACTTATCAACATGTTCGGCTTCCTATTTATTTAAAGATTGAACTCTTTTGCTAGCAGGATTAAATTTTTTTGTTTTCCTTGCTTTTCTTATCATTTTACTACCAATGCGAGATTTAGTTTTTTTTAATTGGATTCTTTTCTTTATATCAATAGGGGCAAAACATGCACTAGGACTAGTCACAACCCGACCGTGTCGTTTTCCTCCCGTGCAGCGATATTTACGTACTATTTGTTTTCCTGCTCTAGCCCAAACTTGTTTTTCTACTAAGATTTCCGAAATTTGCATTATTGTAACTTTTCTAAAATTACTGCAACTGTGCTTAAAAAACCAACTATTACAGTTGCTGCAGCACCAATAAAAACTTTTATCATTGCTTTATTTCCATCTACTATATCTTGATGGACACGTTCTACTTTTGATTCTATTTTATTTAGACGACGATCTAGATTTTCATAACGTTGTTGGCATAGTTCAACGTGAGCTTCTAAGCTTTCTTTTTCTATATTAGTTGCAGACATCAAAAAAAATCCTTTAAAAAAATACTATTGTATTTATCGGTAAATTAAATTTTTTTTATTCAACAAACTGGAATATAATATTACAGGTTTCTAAATCTTTAGTATTAAAAACTGGTGTTTCTATTTTAGCAGTTTCGTCTAATCCTAACACAACCGGCACTAGATTGAAATCTTGTTGCAACTCTTCAACTGTAATACTGTTGGTATATTCATTGTCAAAAGTTGTAATCCAGTAATTATGCCTGTTACGGAATTTACTTCCAAACCCAAATTGATTAATACTTCCGGCAGTACATTTTGTTTCAAAAGGTACCATGTTGACCCGTAAACATGCGGTTTGTAATAATGTGCTGTAATTAGATTGTTGTCCGTATTTTTTCTTATCTGCGTCTCTTCGGGCGTCAGTTTTGGTAATATCTACCAAGGTAATTATTTGTACTCTCATGACTGTATTTACAAGTCAAGAAAAAAGGTACCATGTAAAAATGGTACCTTATCAAATAGACTATTATAGTCCTCTAGTTGTTCCTGGTTCTGTAACAGTTAGAACAGTTGCGCCTGCTCCACCTGTTGCACTCCATACACCAGTTCCGTCAGGTCCACCTGTTGCATCAATAATTCTACCTACTCTGGTTGCTAATGTATCTACATCAAGTGCATGACCGTCACCTACAACGATTAATGTTTGTTTATTGTCATCATGCAATTCAAACAACATTGCAGTTGTGCCGATTTCTTCCATTACTTTTCTGAAAGTACCTTCAGTAATAGCCGTGCCTGCGCCACCAGCTTGTGTATCTTCTGTCAATGCAGAAGCAAATTCTAACTTGAACAATTTTAATTGTAGTGTGCTATAAAGGGTTCCATCTACTAAAACCTCACTATGTACTTTTGCTACGGTTGCCATTTTATTCTCCTATCTTAATGACTGCTAGTTTCCTAGCTCTATAATGTATTTATAAAAAAATTAATCTTTGTTTCTATTACTTAGCTTTTTTTGCTTTTTTATGAATAGTTTTTAACATACTTACATAAGCTGGTCCAGCTTGGACAATGTCGTCTACCATCTGAACGATTTGACTATAGGCCTGGGCTTGATTAGCTGGAATCGACCTACCGTCTTTTACTGCCTGCACAAATAATTTAATTAAAAAGACATTCTTCGGATTATCTAGTAATAATCTATAATTAATTAAATCTCTACCTGTAGTTCCTACATCTATAATATTAGAAGTAGGTTCAGTATCTTTTACCCATTCACTTTCTAAATCTCTTTGAGCCACTAATTTACTAAAATCATCAATGATATCTGAATTACGTAATTTTGATCTTAGTGCATATAATAATTTTGTTATAACTTGTTTACGCTCTCTATTTGAAATTTTATCAAAAGTGGAAAGATAACGCCTAATATCCTTATAATCTCTATTAGTTATGTACAACCCATTTTCAATTCTTATAAACAACTGTTGCGTCAAAACTGGAGCATTACCAGTTGCTACTCTTTGTAGATACCTTCCTACATCATGTAATGGAAAAGCAACAGAATCTTGTGCTCTTTTTGCAGCATCTGGATTCATCAATTTTCCTAATGCATGCTCATCACCTTCTATAAAATAAATTAAATTATATAGGTCGGTTCCACTTATCTTAAAATTCCTGTAATTTTGATTATGCGAATCTTTACAATACTGTCTAACAAAGTTGGTGCTGGTTGGAAATTGCCGCATCATTTCTAAAGTAAGTAGGATCAAGTAGAATTTTTCGCAGCAATCGCTATAGGTAAGAGACTTTTGGTCCTGGGCATCTCTGGTTAATCTTGCCTCTGACAGGTCTTTTATAAAATCCATATTATCTTTCCATTGCCCTGTTTGCGGCTGTAAACCCTGCTCGGTTAACCAATTTAATCGCACCTTCAGGATGTGCTAACACATAACCTTCTCCGCCTTGTTGATCATTAATACTTGCAGAAACACCTGTTTTTTGATTATCAAATTGGTTTATAACATCATCCTTGATAGTTTGGATTCCTTCTACTATACTCCAAAGAGCTGTAAATCCATTCTTATTTTGTGCTACATATTCTACAATGCGTTTTTGTTTAGCTGAACTTACTTTACTATTTGCTAGCCAATCTAAAAAATCTTCTCCGAGATTTTGCATTCCTGTATCAACTTTTGAATTTAAATAGGTATATAAGATTTTTGGAAAATCAGCTAACTTCAAAACTGTTAAGTTGTTGCTGTCTAATAATTTATCAATGCTGGCTGAATTTTTACTTACCTCTTGCTGTAATTGTTTTATTCTAGCATCTTCGATCTGAGGAGCCTTATCTACAGTAACAGGTGGTACAATTAATACTTCAGTTCCGATAAAGTATTGTGCTGGATCTATAGTTAAAGGTTTTTCTGTGCCATCTATATCAATTTCATTATGCACTACTACTGCTGATTTGCTTACTGCTATCTGTTGTCCTAATTTACTATTTGCATCAACAGTATACTTAACAACATTTGGTTTAAAAACAAAAACTCCATTGGCTTCTAAAGGTGTGTTAAAGTAAAGTAGATCACCTTTAAAGAATCCAACATGATCCTTTGGGGTAGCTTTCTCATATTCATCAAAAATATCTCGCATATTACCAGCAAACTGTCGATAACTATCCTCTGGCTCTAAACCTTTACTTAGCTTCCGGTTAAGTAACATTTTTTCAAGATCCCTTGCACTGGTGCTTTTTCCGTCATACCCCTTTGCAGTAAATCCCGATTTGTCAGTTAATATAAAGTTGCCATCTTGGTCTCTTCCGAAAATAATTGCGGGCGATCCATCCCATTTTATAGTTACATCTTTATGTTTGCCTTTTTCAAGAGATTTTAAACTTTCTAAAGCCCTAGCAGCACCTTTTGATCCTTCCCAGAAGATAATGTCTTCTGCGTGTTGGATACGTGCGCCTTCATTCAAGATAGGTTTGTCTGTAAATTTGAATTCGTAAAATCTCATAGCATTCTCACGCTGTTTAAACGTAGTCCAGCAAGTTCTTTAATCCTTGTTAATTCTGCACTTTCAGGCAATCCTTTGCCTTGCTTCCCCATTGTTTCTAACCAAGGAGCAACTAATTGTTCAAAGTCTGGATCGTTTCTTAGAAATGCTATCATACTTTCTACAGTGTAAGTATCAATTTCTTTTGCACCAGGACCTAGCAGTATCTCTGCAATTTCGTTCCAGTCATCTGCTACCACAGCATCTCCATTGTTGGGATCAACTACACCTTTGGTTGGACTAAACTTGTAGCCTCTACCCCTTGCTAGGCTAGAAAGCAAAACTGCTCTGTCTGCACCTGTATAGTTTTCTGTACCTCCACGTTTTGACCCACGTTGAAGCGCAGGATTGTCTGTAAGCATAAAATCAGTTTGTACAAAACCGTTAGATATATCACCTTTTATTGGAGTACGAAAATGAACTTGCAATCCTGCATCGGCTACCCATCCTTGTGTAAATGATCTGCCCTTGTTCATGATTTCTATATCAGGTATGCCTTGCTGTTGACACCATTGTACAAGTTTTTCTATTATCTCTTCTTTAGGTAATTGTTTTATGTCTACATTAAGATCCAAATCGCCTGAACTATTTTCTTCAAATGATCCGTCTGGTTTGTTTTTCTTACCTGTTGTACCAAGCATATCTTCGTCAACAAATTTAAAACCAAACGTAGTATTCAGCCAATTAATTGTTGGCTTTACATCTGCAGTTGCAATCCTTTGAGTAACAGCGCCATTTTTATCTTTAAAAACATTACCGCCTTCTTTAAGAAGCATTCCGTTTCCTTTTACTTTCAACAATTCGTTGTATTCCTCTTTTGAATTTACTAGGATCTCCGCTTCTTAAACTGTTAATAAAGCGTCGGTGTAATTCATTCGCAGTGTCTTTATCATATGAAGCATAGATCGTTTCAATGAGATTAATACTGCTATTTATTATGTTATCAGCTGTTGATTCTATCAAGTAATCTTTGTCTTTTCTGATATTAAGACTATTAAGTTCTTGTAGAATTGATCTAGTTTGTTTTCTCATTGGTAACCTCTTAATGTATTTATTTTAAAATGTTACACAAAAAGGCTACTAATAGATTCCTCGTTAGTAACTCGACGGATAGCTTCTCCAAATAAATTTGCTACACTTACTTGCCTTACCCTACAACCATCTTCGCAGTGATCTGCAATTGTGTCAGTTATAACTAGCTCAGTTAAAACGCTTTCTCTAACCCTGATACAGGCACTTCGACTTAGCACACCATGTGTAATGTAGGCTTTTACATCAATTGCACCTGCATCTATAATAGCCTTTGCAGCATTGCATAATGTACCTCCACTGTCTACGATGTCATCTACAAGGATAGCATGTCTACCTTCTACATCTCCTATTAAATGCATTACTTCACTCTTACCAGCCGCAGGTCTACGTTTATCAACAATAGCAATGTTACCATGGAAAGTGTCTGCAAACTTACGAGCACGGACAGCACCGCCTGCGTCTGGACTTACAAACACAAACTCACTACTGTCTTTTTGATGTTCTTTAATATCTCTTGCAAAGATAATCCTACTAGTAAGATCGTCAACAGGAATATCAAAGAACCCTTGTATCTGTCCTGCATGTAAATCCATAGTGAGTACACGGTCAGCACCTGCTGTAGTAAGTAGGTCAGCAACTAGCTTTGCTGTAATGGGTGTGCGGCTGGCACTCTTGCGGTCTTGTCTAGCATATCCAAAATAAGGTATAACTGCTGTAATTCGTTGTGCAGAACTACGTTTAGCTGCATCAATCATAACCATGAGTTCCATTAGGTTATCGT